AAACTACATTGACGCTATTTAAAGATAGGTTGACATATTGGCTTGTATCAATGTCTACTATAGTATTTGCAGTCAAGGCATCAAAGTCAACGTAATTGGCGAGGGTGTTTACCTTAACGGTATCCCTATTTTTAAACCATAAATATGCTGCGTTAAATTCCTCATTCCCTGAAAAGTTGCTTAAGAAATTTATTCCGTACTTAGCAATGATTAGATTAAATAAAGTACTTATTCTTACCGCAGGGAATAACTCATTTCTTACATTAATAGCACCTGCAGTTGAGGCAATGTTATTATTAGTGGTTGTACCTGTCATCCAATTTGGCAGGTTATAGGTTGCTTGTGTTGAGACATATTCCCAAATCCTATTGCTTGAAATCAATGGGTAACATACATCACTATTAATTGTACCTGTTATTCTGCCATAGATTTCTGACCAAGTGTATAAATGTGAAATGGATGAGTAGTCTAGGTCACTTAGTTTGTCATCTCCAAAGGTGTCTTTTAAGGAAACTAATTTACCATAGAATGTAACCGTATAACTTTGGATGGCACCATTTACTAGGTTAGCTTTTTCAAGTTGTACTTTGCCCTTTCTAAAGGTGGTTAAATCCACTTCTATGTACCCATCACGTCGAAGTCCATAGTCCAATGTACCATCGATGGCATTTTCGTAAAAGTGTTCAAAGATTTGGTTATTCTGATTAGTACCGGGCACAGTAAAACTTTGGCTTATGTCCGTATGGCTTTTGGAAATGTCATAAACATTCTGTACACTGGAGGATACTTGAATCTGCTCATCATTGAATAAGTCAAGCTCTCTGCCCTCAATAAATAATCTTACTTGCCTATTCATTAGATAACTGAGTTAATAACATCATAAGCAAGCTCAAATTCTATGGTATAGTTGATAGTCTTGTTATTTATGTTCTTGTGCTTTTCTATTCCTTTCGTGTTTATCTTAATGGGTATCTGTCTAATTCCATCTGACCAAATCACCCTCTCGCTAAGTAATAACTGTTGGATGGTTTCGTTATAGCTTTCATCTACAAAACCTGTATTCATCCTATACTTACGCAAGCCGTTAGCATTGAATACAGCCCTTTGCCCTTCTCTTCCGTTGTAGTAATATCCTGCAGTTTGAGCTAAGTTATAGGCAGTATTGGTTACTTCTAAATTCTCGAAAGATGCTTTGTAAAAAAATTCCGTTTGCCATGCTCCATACTTATTGATAAAGTCAATGTTTAAAGGCTCATATCTGCACTCTGTTTTCGGTAGGAATGTAGATGACCAAAGCAAAGCAGATGAGTTATCGTAAATCTCCATTAAATTTCCTGCACCATACCACGTTGGGAAAACCCTGTAAAGGTCATATACCCCATTTGAAGTTATTGTATTGGTATGTATTGTGCCACTCAATAGGTTACGATAATATACAACGTAATACCTAGGCAGATATGCAGTAACTATTCCTGCGCTGTGAGCTGGTATGGTACTCGGTGAATTGGCTGAATCATACCAATAGTTGTATGTACCCTCTGCCAAAAGAATATCCCCTAGGTTAGGGTTGCCACCATCTTCGTAATATCCGTAGCCATCAAATACCCTGTACGTTATGTTGGTATCAAGTACATAACTACCACTGATTAGGTTGTAAGTTTTTACTTTGACATAAGTCCATTCAGCGTATGGGGTTAGGCTGTTATCCGTTGAAAAGTTGTTGTTAAAATTAAGGTGCGTAATGTACTCTCTTAGATATGGCGAAATGTTGTAAAAGGTATTTGTGTTATTGCTCGCAGGTATCAGCTTACTAAGTGTGTAGGTAGGTGTGGATGGCACACTTGCACTGCCATCGTAAATAAATAATTCTATCTTACTCCCAGTTTGTGAGATGTCATTAACAGCAATGATATGTGGGCTTCTACAAAATATGTTTGTCATTTCTTTTTGGCTTTATCTATGGTTTCTTTTAAGGCTTGGTTTACTATCTTATTGACATCTAGCCCATAACTCTTTATTAACTCATCAGGAAGCTTTTTGTATGCCGAATCCACAGCCTTGGTAAAAAATAAACTAGGTTTGATACCATTAATGTAGATGCTTCTAGCTATCAAAAATTGCAAAGTTTTTCTAGGCATCAACTTACCCTGTGCATCCCTAGGTGCAATCCCTCTCCTAACTATCCATTTATCTAGTTTGCTAGGTGGTGGCATCTTAGTACCGAATTTATAGGCTGTGGTCCATGCGCTCCGCTTACCATTTACCCCCTTATCTTGGTAGGCTCCGTACTCCTCCATCTCAAAGTACATCCCTATACTATTCGGCATAGCTTTAACAGTACCCCCAATGCTTCTATACAGCTTGCCTGAGGCGTTCTTTCCACTCTTGGTTAAGTTAGTACGTGCCTGCTTAACAACAGCATCCCTGAAGGCTTTTAAGTTTTTATACGTTTGCTCTTGGTCCATTAACAGATGGTCATTTCGTTTGGACAAATAATGTCTAAGGTCATAGCCCAACCGACTAGGTTATTTTCAAACCTCTCAGTAAATGGCTCGCAAGTTGGCACCCCATCAACCTGGTAATTTAGGTCGTATAATGCACCATGCTGTAACATCTTGTAGCACCTATTCAAGATACCTAAGGTACTATTCAAAGCATCATTGGTATTATCTTGTGTTTCCCATTTTGTGGTGTCCTCTTCCTTGACAGCATCGGTAATATCCATACAAAAAATGGTAATGGAAAACCTTTGGAAGTTAGGCTCGAATTGTGCTTGGGTTACCATGGTGTGTACCAAGGGGAAAATGGTTTGCTTAGCTATGTCAACATCGAAAATGTCACCATTGGTCACAGTGTTAACAAGTGCATCAGCTTCAAAGTGGTTGCGTAGCTCATCTACTAGGGTGTAGTATCCTATCATCTTTTTAGTTTTCTGTTAAATTCTCTTTGTTCAATTTCGTTTTTTTGCTTTTCAAAGGTAAGATAGGTGAGACATTTATGTAGTCCGTATCCTGTAACTTCTTCATATCTTGTGATATCTCCCTGAGCGACTGCATAGATAGATTGGTACCATCCCCATTGCTTGGTAAATTGCCCTCGCTCTGAGAAATCCTCCTCTGACTTCTGGTCGGCTTCATGCTCTTCAGGTTCTCCAAATAGTCCGCTGTACTGTTTAATAATTCGGCTCCTAAATTCCAAAAAAAAACCCTTGAGCTAATTGCTATTTCCATAGGCATATATTTCATGAGTTCAAAATACTCATCAGTGGCGGTGTATGGTGCTATTTCGTATTTGTCCTTTTGACGTTTGATAATTGGTCGGTACATAACCGCCATTGCTTTGTGGAAGTTATCCCATTCATTTAGGTTATGCTCAAGGTCAATGTACTCACCCCATGAAATCTCTTCCAGGTTAGGTATGAATCCAAACTCCATATCTTTCAGTTTGAATGTTTGGTAGAATTTAGGCTTGACCGAGAATATCTTGTTGAAATGCTCAACCAATTCATTCATAGTTGACAGCTTAATTTTGGCAACATCCTTTAATTCAATGCCACAAAATATCTCAATCATCTTTTGAGCGACAAACTCTTGGTCATCACTATTTTGCTGGACCTTTAAAAACTTTTGGTAGTTCAATAAAGGAATTTCTGCAATGCTTTCCGGTACGGTTATTTCTACTTTCATTTTTTGCTTTCTTCTATTACATGATGGTATGCAAGTCTCAGCATCTCTAAATGCTCTGAGAATCTTTTGATATTGTTAAACACTATCCTAACCTGCCTGCCTTTCTTTTGTTGTATATAATTCTCTACTGTCTTAATCATTACATTCATATCGTTTGTCATATCTTAATAACTCATGTTTATTAATTCTGTAGTATGGTCCGTCTTAACGTATGGCATAACTTCCATAGTTTGCCCCCATTCCTAGGGTTTCCATTTCATGGTATCTTAATGCATCTATGGCGTGGTCATTTTTTCCCTGAGGTTTATTTAGCCTGTTTCCTGCCTTGTCATTATCCCAACAATATCCCCGAAGTTCTTTAATTAGATTAGTGCTGTTTGACGTTACTAAATATGTTTGGCTTTGCATTATATCAATACCATAATTAATTGAATCCTTGCCCTTGGTTACGCCTTTAATTGTTATTCCGTGTCTGCGTATTTCTTCGATGGATTTTGGCTCGGAACTATCCGCATAAATCGGTACGTGCTTAGGAAGTAACTTAGCTATTTCGTGATTAAGTAGCCCACTGGTGTAAACGATTTCGTTTACTATTCTTTGACCGTCGTAATTGTAAACTTCTATAACTGCGGTAGGGTCGTTAGTGTACCCAAAGTCTAACCCTATTCCTAACAACCTTGCTTCCTTTGGTATGGTATCTATTGTTTTCCAGTTATTGAAAACCACTCCTTCCAACATTCCTATTTCCCCTAACCCATAAACCCTCCACCAATTTGCCCAATATGAACTTGTTAAACCTTTATCCCTATTCTTTTCGATTTGCTCAACTATGCTCTTGTCCAAGGCTTCGTTGTCTTTGTAGGTAAGTATTAAGAAGTCGGAATCGTGTTCGTCTTTAAGTTCG